AATGTTTACCCCAATGATACACGTTTAAATTATGACGATTGTAGTTATGATGAAAAATTAAAAAGAAGTATCGGCCCTGGTTTATACACTATAAATGTACCTTCTAATGATTGTAAAGATTGTGCACAAGATATTCCTGCTGACCCAGCATTAAGATATCAATCCTATGGTTCGAGTTTATGTGATATGGGTAATGCCGTAGATGATAATAGTGAATTAAAAGGATTAAATTATAAAAATTCTAAATGTAACACCGATGGTTATTTACCAAATAAATATAAAAAATCTAGTTCTTGTAATGTTAAAGGAACTACTAATCCAAGAGAATGTTTTGCGCCCCAAGAGTCAACTAGATTATCTAACCCATCTAACACTTTAAGAGGAACAGGAATTAATAGATGGCAATGGTTACATAATGACCCACAAGAATTTTCAATTGAAAAATATAACAGAGTACCTGTTAATTATAGAATGGTTTCTAAAGATAATCATGTCCCATTAATTGAAAAACCTTTAGACCAAGAAAGTATCATGCCAGATAGCAAAAATTTATTAATCGATCCTTCAGATAACATTAATAAATGGGCAAAAGGAACAGCATCTCATAGATACGCACCAGGAAATCCGGATGGAATTATTAATTATAATTGCAAAATTTAAATATTATTTTTTAATTAATTTAAACATTATTTGATTAATATAATTATGATTTATGATTTAACAAACGATACATATATACTAACAAATATAAAGAAAGATAAATTATTATCATTTACAAAAAATAAAGAATTAAGATTTTTAAAATATAATTCAAATAATTTTTATAAATTATTACTAAAATCGTATGATGCTGGTTACTTAATTAAAATGCATAATTGGGATTATTCTAATTTAAAAGAAGAATACTCTATTTCAAAAAAAATTTCATCTATTATAAATTTTAATAAATATATATGTTATTTTGAATACGAAGATAATTTTATAAATTATATTAATGATAAAGAAACTAATGATATTTATAGTAATATCGTAACTGATGAAAAAAGTATTGTATTTATGCACAATTATTTTTTATATAACTCAGAATATATTGATAGTAAATATATACAAAATATATATACACAATTTATACTAGCATTATATAGTTGCTATTATACATATAATATTTATTTTAATGAAATTGATAACGATTTTATATGCTTAATTAAAAATAAAGCAAAAAAAAAATACAGATATTTTATTAAAGATAAAAAAATATATCTAAATAATTGTGATTATAAACTAATTATTTCAGATATATCAAAATTTAATACAGAAAAAATAGTTGATATCGACAATAATATTTTAAATATTATAAGTAATTTTAAAATTTTTAATAAAAATTTTGAATTTACAAAGAAAGATTTAAATAATATAAAGAAAAAATATAATATATGTTAAAAAAATTGATATTTTATTTTTACGATAAAAATAGATGTTAAAATTATCTATAGTATTACTTGCAATTATACATTTTAACGATGCATTTGTATTTTTAATGAATATAAATCATAAACATAATATTACACCAAGAAAAATACATTGGAATAATGTGATGAATAATTTTAAATATAGTAAATATTACGGCAAAGAATGTGAATGGAATAGCAAATGTAAATTAGCAGATATTAAAAACACAAATAATAAAATATATTACACAAATAATAAAATCTATAATCAAGATTATAATAATTTAACAGTATTTAACATACTAAATAACACAAATATATATATGGTATATAATACTATTAAAATTAATACAAATAAATTTATTAAAAGCGATGAAGATTATTCAATTGAAACGTGCGTCTATAATTCACTTCATACAAAATGTAGATTTATTATTACATTAAAATATAGTATTAAAACTAAAAAACTTACAAGTATTCTTTTAAATCGCCAAGAAGAATTTAAAAATAACAATTTTTATTGGAGTAATAATACAAAAATAAAATTATTAAAGAATATTAAAAATAATGTAGATTATTTATTTGGTAGTAATTACAAAATTGAAATGCCATTACGAATTAATAAAAATAATATTTTAAATAATAAATACCCATATATGTATGAATTACAAATTGGTAACAATAATGATAAATTATATTATAAATTACCTGATAATATTAATATAAAAATACCAAAAATTATTAAAGATGATATAACTATTAGTTATTTTTGGAAATTTAAAAATGAATATAATTTCAATATTTTAGATATTAATTATAAAAATAATAATTTAAAAGATATGAATTTATTTAAATATATTTAAATTATTTCTTTGAAGATTTTTTACCTTTTTCTGGTGTTTTTTTATCAGTTTTCTTTTTTTTATCAGTTTTCTTTTTTTTATCTGTTTTATTCTTTTTTTTACCACCTGATTGTATATCCTTTTCAATATTTAAAAGAATCTCTTTAGGTGGTTCAATTGTTCTAGATAATAAACTTTTACAATGTTCTAATGTAGGAACTGTTGCCGTATCGGATGACATTTTATTCTATATTTTAAATAGAAATTTTTTTTTAACAACTATCATTGAAATTTTCAGGAATATAATGTTTATAATACCATAATTGTTTATCTCTTTCTTCTGAAATAGTTTTATCGCACGCATTATCATCTTTTATAATAGAAATTGTTTGCTTGTCAATAATATTTGGCAGAATGGGATAAAATATAGTACTATTATTATTTGGATTAACTAATGTTTTATAAGGTTGTGATGTAATTGTATTTAAAATATTTGCAGATACACTATTACAATAATCCTTTATATTTTCATCACTTATTTTATTTTCTTCCGGAATATCACTAGTTGTATCATCCTGTTGATTGTATGGTTCAATTTTATACGAAGGCCAAACAGAACCTTCTTCAAAATAAGGTGTTAATTTAAGTGTAGGAAAATTATTATAAGAAGTCGTCATTTATATATTTAGATGCAATTTAATTTTATATATTTTTAATATATAGATAAGAAAATGGAAAAACCAATTAGTGACGAAGGTTTATATGTTTTATTAAATGATAATAAAATAAATGAAACCCAATTTAAAAAATATTTACGCGATTATTCTACAAAATATGGTTGGGAAATTGGAAATAGACGCCGTGAATATACACCATACTCAATATTAGTAACAAACTCAAATAATGAAAAATTAGATTTAGATGAATTATGGTTAAATGAAAATAATTATATTTATATATCAAATCTTTTAAATAATGACCAAACTATTATTAATTTATTATATGAAAGAACAGTAAATGGTGCACAAGGATTTAGATATGTAATACAATTTTTATTTTTATATAATATAACAAGAATACATAAAAAAATAGAGAAAGATAGTGAAGGTGTAATATATAACCAAAATGCAAATAAAATTTTTAATAACATAAATCCCTCAAATATTATTTATAATAAATTATCTGAATTAACAGAATATGAAAAAATATTAATTAATATAATGAATGAAGAAGCACAATTATTAGTGCCAGATGGAAGTATAAGTGAAAATATACATCCATTCAGTGGAATAAGTATGAGCGATAAAGGATATTTTTATCAAATTGTAAAATCTAAATTTTACCTATTTTTAAACAGAGTTACACTAAGATATTATAAAACATTAATAAATAATAAAATGATTACCAAAAAACTTAAAGGAGGTGCTAAATTTTTATTATTTATCGAAATATTATTACCAAAAACAGTTGTAAATAAAATATTTAAAAATAAAAATGTTATTAAAAATAATAGTGAAAATATAAAAAAAATAACAAATAATAAATTAAATAAAACAATTGTTGCCCCACCTGATATTAAAGAACTTTTACCAAAACAAAAAAAAGATTATAAGGTTAAAGTTAGTAAATTACAAAAGGAAATTAAAGATAATTTTAAAATAAAAAATGGTAAAAGTATTAATGGAAGAAAAATAGGAAAGGATTTAATCGCAAATAATGTAATTTATAAATAATTTTTTATATTGATTCTATAAATAAAAAAAATGATATAAAATATAAATATATATTATATTATAGACAAATTCCAGTTCCCCATAATGCAAAACAATGAAGTTCAACCTATTTTAAATTTAAACAATTTAATTTCCGAAACGTACAGTGATTATAACATTAATAACACCAATGATTATGCTAAATCATTAATCAATATTTTAAAAAAATACAATATATGGCCTCTTTTACAAGTTAAAAAGTTTAAAGGGGTGAAAAATCTTGTATTACTTCATAATACATATATTAGAGATGATATTCCTGATAATAAAGCACTATATGAACAATGTAGAAGTGTTATTCTAGATTTTGAAGCACCTGATAAAAATAAAAATATTGTAGTATCATATTCTAACAGTATTCCTCAAAGAATGAATGCTTGCGATTATGACTATAATGATACAGATGAATTTTATGAAGCATACGATGGAACAACTATTACCTGTTACTATTATGATAATACTTGGCACATTGGTACAACAAGTTGCCCAGATATTAATAGTTCGTGGTTTTCTCACCCAACAAAAACGCACGGCGCTATGTTTGATGAGGTACTTTATAATAAATTTGAATGTAAAATTAGTCTAGAAGGTGTAAGAGAATACTTTACAAATATGTTAGATAAGGATAAAACATATATGTTTGTATTACTTCACTATGATAATATTCATTACATTGATTATACAACTCAAATTGGTGAAAATTATATGGAATTGATGCACGTATCAACAAAAAATATGTATAATTATGAAGAAATTAATATCCAAGATCAACCACTAGCTAATCTTGGTTTAAAATATCCTAAAGTTTTTAAGGATAATAATGACGCATATAATTACTTAGTAAATATTAATCCATCAAGTTATGGATATATTATTAAAAGAAAAGTAGAAAATGAATATAAATTAGCAAAAATTTCTTCAGATAAAATTGCCTATAGAGAAAATACTGACCCTTGTTATCCAAATCCTTGGTTAAATTTACTAGCAACATATATGAAAAATCGCGTGGATTATCACATTAATGATTACATTCGTGATTATAATCCAAATATTGAAAAATTATATGATAATAATGGTAAAGAAATTGACCCAACTTATCTAATTCATACAACTATTTCTACTATTAAAGATATTATTTATAAATTATATGTTGCTACCACGACTTATAATAGTAAGAAAAATATATTTAAAATGAATAAAGAACTAGATAGTCAATTAGTTCCAATTCTACGCTTTCATCTAGGAAAATTAAGAAAAAGACAAATTACTATTTATTCAAAAATGATTACAAGTCGTGATGTATATTATTACTTATGTCATTGCTTGAGACCAAATGATATTAAACAACTAATTCATTTAATTTCAACTACGAGCGGATATGATATTACTGAACGCTCTACGATGTGTCTAGTAACAATGAATAAGTTACTAAATTAAAAAAAATAATATAATATAATTTATATATTTATCTAATTTATTTTTTTCATTATAATATAACGATTAAAGAATGAGAATTTTTTCTGTACACTATCTTTATCTAATTCTAAAATATCTTTTTCGAGTAAAGATAAATCTCCATTTTTTGCTTTAATAGTTGTTAAAATATCGTTGAAATCTTTTTCAAAAGTATTTGTTTCAACTAATTCTAAATTATATTGTGCTGCTTTTTCAATTAATAAGTCTAAATCTACTAAAAATTCTGGTATTACTTTTTGTGTATTTTCTATAAATACACCTATTTGCTTTCCATATTTATTATCATTTGTTTCATCATATCTTTTAATAATTGCCCACGTTCTAACATATGTATCATCTGTAATAAGTTTTTTTCCTTCAATTATATTAGTTTTACTATTCTCTATTTCTTTCATTACTTTATTTCCATCCATAAATGTCGCAAAAAATATTCCACCTCTTTTTAAATTAGTAGAAACATTGCTAAAAAACCCATTTAAATTTTCCTCATCCTTGAAAAAGTAATGAATTGCAAATTGACAACTGCATACTGAGAATTTATCACTTCCTTTACCAGATATATATCTTAAATGATAATCCGTATTTCTATTTTTATTCATTACTATTTTTAATATATTTTCACTTTCGCTATCATTTACTACTTTTGCAGCTTCGCCCGTATTAATAGGAACAGCACAGTCGCCAACAGCAAATACTATATCGGGAAAATATATTTTTTCACCATTATTTGAATATTTTATCTGATTTTTCTTTTTAATTAATCTAGAATAACCACCACTTCTTGGATTATAAATATTTTGTTTTACTAAATCAATCGATAAAATAAATTTATAACTATATTCTAACCATCTATTTAAATCTCCTCCTTCTCCACCACAAAGTTCTAGTAAAGAATTTCTATCTTTTGAATATTCATATAATTTTTTTTTAATACATTGATTATGGAAATTTAACATATATAATGATAATAAAGATTCACGTGGAATATTTCGACTATAATATACATCATCAGATTCTAATATTTTATTATTATCATTAGTTAATAATTTTTTATCATTACCCATAATCATTGCTAGCGAAACACTATTATGTATTGAACGCCATATGTTGATTGCAATATTTAAATCATTCATTGTTTTACTTATTTCACCTTTTCTAAATAAACGTGTTTTATCTTCGCGTACTCTTAATGCACTCCATCTATAATTTATTTTAATCTTATCATTTAATGTATATGAAAATTCTACAATTGAATTTTCTTCTATAATGCTATTATCTTCCGCTCTTAATTCTCCTTTGCTGTTAATTTTAATATAAGCAGTTTCTACACCGTGCGAATAATAAACAGTGGGTTTAAATAAAGTTGGACGATAACTATTTAAATTATATTTTTGCTCCTTGGCATATTTATAATCATAACGTAAACGTAATCCTTTATTAGGACCTATTTCCTCCCATTGATTTGAATTATAACCAACATATAATTTAATTTCTCTAAATTTTTGACCATTTTCTTTTATTATTTTTCCAAATTTTACCAAAAAATCAATTGTATTTTGTTCTGGTGGTTTCCATTTAAATAATCTATCCCATCTTACATTATCTGTTAATTGCACAGGTTTATTACTATAATACGAATAAAGTGGTAATTTCATTGGTGTAAATATTAGACCATCTATTTCATAAGGATAAGATTTATAGTCTGTTAAAATTTTATTACAGTGTTTTAAAATATCATCATTATAATAAAACTTTTTAACAATAAATTCAATTGTTGAATTATTATTTTTTATATATTTTTTTGCATAATTTAAATAAGCATATCTCGAATTATTTTCACCTTCTGCAATTAATGGCAACGACGTTATATTTCTTCCTTTTATATAATACATATCAAATGCAGCATATATATGTTTAGATGATTCATCAGTACGTTTATTACATATTACATATTCACCATCAATTAAACTATTATATAAATTACTATCTGCTATTAAACCTGTATCTACAACATTATATGTATTATTTATTGTATACATATTGCCATTGCCATTAATATATAATAATAAACGTTCACCATCCGCTTTTTCTGTTACCGTATATCCATCTAAAATACTAATTGCACCATATTCCATGGGATCAACTAAATTATTTCTATCTAAAGTGATTGGTTTAGGTGTTAATAATGGGATTATTTTTTTCTTATTATAATTATTAATACGAATATCAGGTTTTATTAGTGTATGATATTCTTCTAATATTTCTTTTTCTTTATCTTTTAAAATAATATTAGGATATAAAGTTATATACTGTAACATTTTAATTATTGACTGAATAATTAACTCCTTCTTTATGTTGTTATGTATTACTATACTAAATTCATATTCTTGTGCATTTTTTATAATATTTGCATCTTTTAATGTTTCGAATACTTCATTATTATCGTGTTTTTTTATTAATTTTACAATATAATCTATACCATTTTCACTATCAACATATTTTATTTTTTTGTGAATAGAATATTTCTTTTTATTAATTAACCAATTTTCAGGTTCTGTTTTTAATGTGATATTTTCATTTATATTAAAGTTTATATTGCAATCAAATAAATCATTTATATCTTTAAAATATAATATTTTATTATTATACCATTTAACATTATTAATGCTTTGATATTTTTCGTTATTACAAAATTTTATTATATTTGCCATAGTATTTACTTCAAATGTATTATTATTTTCATCTTTAATTTCTAAAATATAATCATCAATAATTTCATTATAATATTTAGAAACTGAACTAACAAAATTATTAAATTCTAATTCACTCCATTTATAATCCTTATTATTTAAATTTATAACTAATGTATTATTATCTGTTAAAAGTTCTAATACATTATCTAAAGTTATAATTATATTAGAGTCCTTTGAAAATTCCATAATTTATTATACCCCTATTTTATGTATATAATACATTTTTATATTATTTAATCATTTTTTTATATATAAAAATTATTTAAACATTTAATAACATATATTAAAATAGTAAAATAATGAGTAATTGTAAGATTGGGATGATTAATACAACTGATTTCGACAAAGTTGTTAAAAAACTAAGAACTTTTTTTGATGGAAAAGGTTTTCAAGAAGTACATACACAAAGTAGATTAAGTATTTTAGCCGCTTGTGAAGATCCTAAAACAATTTCTACATATAGTTACGCTGGTCAAGTTTGGCCATTACCACAAACAGGACAAATGTGGCTTGAATATGAATTACTTTCTAAGCCCGAATCTAAAGGTTTTTATTGTGTTAGTACAAGTTATAGAAATGAACCAAATCCGGTTGAAGGACGCCATGATAAAATTTTCCCAATGTTTGAATTTGAAATGAAGGGAAATATGGATGAAATGAAAAAAATGGAAGAAGAACTACTTGACCATCTTGGTTTTAATAAATTTTATTCTGGAAGTTATCCAGAAGGTGACTATGCTGATGTTGCCGCAAAATATAATACTAAAGAACTTGAACACGAACACGAAGAAAAATTAAGACAAGACCACGGACCTGTATTTTTCCTTAAAAACTTTCCAAATTTTAGTTCACCATTCTGGAATATGAAACAAGCAGAAGATAGCCCATTAGAATGTGGTCACGCCAAAAAAATTGATGTAATCATTAATGGTATCGAAACAATCGGTAGTGCACAACGTTCTACTGATACTGCTGAAATGCGAAAACAATTTTACAATATTAGCGAAGGTGGATATGCCAATATTTTATTTAGCAATTTTACTAAAGAACGTGTTGAAAAAGAATTAGATGAATTTTTAAGTTTTAAATTTTTTGAACGTTCAGGTGGTGGAATTGGAATTACACGTTTAATTAAAGTTATGAAAGAATCCGATTTACTTTAAATAATTTTTTAAAACCATTTATTTTTTTTTACAATTTACTTTATAAACATTTGTAATTTATGTATAAAAAGAATAATTCTACATATTATCACTAATATATTCAATTTCTTCTTTTGTAATGTTAAAATAATCATATATCTCCTTATGATTACCAGAATATTCTATGGTTGGAATAGGAAAACTTTGTAATATTCTTATATTGTTAAAATTACCCCAACGACAAATATTATTTATAAATACATATAATGGATGTTGTAATATTTGTAAATATTTTTTTGCTTGTTCTTCATTAGAACATAATATAAATACGATTGATTGTGTCATTCCACAATTATCAATAAATACATTATACTTATCTGTTGTTGATATAAATATTTTATATCCTTCTTGAAATTTATGAGGTTTTGATGAATATACTGTTTGACTTGGTGTATGAATTAATTTGTATTTAAATTCTTCTGTTTTTTCATTACGAATAAATTCAGCTTTTGTATATTTATGTAAATCACTACTGGTTTTAACATCAAATTTTGATAGAGTTGTATTATCAATTGTTTTTGATAATATATTTTGAACCATTTGATTATATAATAATGGAATGTATCTACGTTGTTTTGATATTACTGAACTAGTATATTCTTTTTTTTTCCATATCCCAGAAACATTAATATTTTTGTAGAAAGCACAATTTTGTATTATATACCAAGTAAAACTTGAACCAATTTTTTTGAAATATTTTTTTGCACTGTGTATATCCAAATGAATTATTTGTAATGATGTAATTATTTCAATTAATAAATTCCTATCAGCATAAGACATCCAATTATCAGGTGTAATAAATAATAAATAACCATTTGGTTTTAGTTGTGATAATGCTTTTTCAATAAAATCCTTAATTAAGTTGTGATTTTTGGATGCCCTTTTACCATTTTCTAATAATTTTGCATATGGCGGATTCGCAACGATTAAATCATATTTTTTAGTATTATTAAATGTAATAAAATCATAGTTAGTTATTTGTAAATTGTATTTTTCATTACAAAATACACTGCGCACATTTTCTAATCTACTTTCATTAATATCATTAAATTCTAATATTTGTTCTAATATTTTTTTTTTATCATGATACTTTAACAATTCAAATATTATAGGAATACTGAAATTTCCATTACCACAACAAGGGTCTAATATTGATAAATCACTTTTCCCCCATAATTCATTAGGAATTTTACTTATCATTTCACTTATACAATCAATTGGTGTAGGTTCATCATTACTTGATTTGTATGTGCTTTTATCAGTATTTAATGTTTCATCATAATATTTTTTTATTTCATTAAATGTTGAAGTATCAATTGTAATTTTTTCATTGTTTTTTCGATTATTTAATTTTTCTTCAACAACTTTATCTAACATCTCTTTTATCTTGCTTTCAACTACACAGGGATTTTTTTTATTTAAATGTTTTGTGTAATGTCCTTTTTGACTAAATGTTTTTCCGCATTTTTCACAACTATAATTAACCATTTTTGGTTATATTATATATATATATATAATATTTTTAAATCAATTTTTATTTAAAAATAACTCGAAATAGTTAATCAACCTAATCAGCGTTTTAAATGTCTAATGCTGTAAAATAAAAATAATATTGATTACTGTTTAATTATCGGACATTTTATATTTGGTGTTACACCATCTTTACCGTCTTTGCCATCTTTACACGGTTTACAAGATGGTATTTGTATTATAACTTCATTAGTTGAAGTCGGTCTATATTTATCTCCCTTTGGATATTTACCCAATATTTCAGTTTCGCCATCACTATTTATTGTTACAAATTTTAAATGTGGAATATTTAAATTTTTGTTTATATCAGGTGAAATAATACATTGCGAAACCGTACCATCTTCGCCATTTACACCAGCAATACCAGGTTGTCCATCTATACCATCGCGACCACTTTTACCTCTAGGTACTGGTATTATTAATTCTGTTAAATTATTTTGTAATATAAATTCATCGGAAGGATAATTGTATTGTGGATATGTTGTTAATATATCAAATGTTGTTTTCGTGTCATCTTTGTATGATATAAATTTAAATAATGGCAATTTATCTCCATCTTTACCATCTTTTGCAGGTTGCCCCATTGGTCCCATTGGACCTTCAATATAAACTGTTTGTCCAGGCACAGTTTCTCTAATTATAGTCGGTGATGGTATTGTATTCTCACCTAATTTTGATGAAATAATTCCCATTTTATTTTGTGCCTGTGATATATCACGAACTTTTTGTATAGTAAAAGGTTCTTTTAATTGATAATGTTTTATATAATTTAATATTAGATATATAGAGATTAACAAAATCAAAATAATATTTATAATATATATTATTTTTAACATATTTTCTCTTTTATTTATTACATATTTTTTTTATTAATTCTCTTCGCATAATAAAAAACCAAATGGTGTATTTAGTATATAATTTGGATAAGAATTTAAATTTATTTTTTCAATATTTTTATTTAGTTTAACAATTTCCATTATATTTTTAAAATCATTATTAAAATAATATACAACTTTCGTATTATTTTTAAATTCTAAAATTATTTTATCTGATAAACTATTTTTATAATATATAACATCAATATAATTATTTAACATTAAAAAATCATCGAAATTAATTTTTTTAATTATATTTTGACGTTTCTTTATTTTATTAATAATAGATAATTCATAAATATGATTTAAACTATTTAAATAATTATATTTATCTATTACTATTTTATGCTCATTGTTTTCTGCATTATTAACAGACAATTTACTTAAATATACATTTGTAAAATCGTGTGTATTATTGTAAGATACACTATTTATAGGTGTTAATAAATTTTTTTTTGAATTTTTACTAATAAGTAAATTTGCAATAAAAGCATCTGAAAATATTAAATAGATAAATAGTAAAATTAATTTTTTATACATTAAATATAATTACTTAATAAATATTTATATAAAAATAAGATTTTTAATTGGAATATGCTAAACCTCCCATACCAGATAATATTCTTAATACATTATAATTGACAGCATATACATTTATCATATCAGCGCCGCCACTTGCTTCAACATATAAATGAGCACTATCTATGCGAGACATATTAAGAGTACCTGATGGTTGATGTTCTTCGGGTTTTAATGCAAATGAATATACATTTATGTTTTTACCGTCAGGAATATTAGTATGATGTTGATATGGTTGTACAAGAGTGAAATAATCTCCGTGTCTTTCGGCAATACGGTCATTACCATTTAATTGTATTTTACCTTTTTTAGTTTCGGTATAAGTCCAGGGAGCGCCTTCTGCAAAAGTTGTCCAAACTAATTCTTTAACAGGATGGTTAAAGTTCATTCTAACTGATTTAAAACCAGATGATACACTTTCTGTACCGGTGAATTGTAATTGTTCAATTAAATATTCGTGTGATAATTGCGCAAATCTTCTTCTTTCATCAGTATCTAAATAGACATAATCAACCCATAATTCTGCATTAGAAAGTGTCAAACCAGTTGTTCCTGACTTAAGTAAATCAGTTAATGTTGCAAATTCTATATTTACTTTAACTTCATGATATTGTAATGCAATTAATGGTAATGCTAGACCTACATTTCTGCAAAACCAAAATTCTAATGGCACACATACATCTACAGTACTATTAGTATTAACTGCAGATGCACCAACCATTATATCATAACCATCTCTTTTGCCTTTGGGTAATGATAATTCATTCCATATATACATCCATTCGCCATATTGTTTGTCAATGCGCTGACCGCCAATTTCTAATTCAACATTTTTTAATAATCTTAATCCATAATACTCTTTTATATCACCGCCACCAGTTTTGGTCAAACTTCCTTTAAAATACATTCTATTTATTAAATCACCATTGCGTGTTACTAAAACACTTACGCGGGATCCAAGAGACGCATTACCATTAAAAGTTTGTTGTATAGATTCTAACGCAAAGTTAGTATGTCTGCGATAAACTACTTTAAAAAAAGTAATTTGTGGATTTCCTGTTAAATAAACATCTTGAGCACCATATGCAACTAATTGTAATAGACCTCCTCCCATTATTAATTAATCCTTCTATATTATAATAAAAGATAATAAAAATAAATTTAATTAGAATACGCTATACCGCCCATACCCGACAATATTCTTAATACATTATAGTTAATGGCATATACTGAAATATTACCCTGAATAGCAGAAGTAACATTTAATACGGCAGTATCTATTCTTGACATATTAAGAGTGCCAGATGGTTGATGTTCTTCTGGTTTTAATGCGAATGAATATACATTTATACCTCTACCTGTTGGTATATTTTCGTGATGTTGATATGGTTGTATCATATCAAAATATTTACCCTCCCTTTCGGCAAAACGGTCGTTGCCATTTAATACAAGTTTTGCAAATGTTACAGGATTTCCATTTCCGCTATTATCATATTCAAAGGGAGTATCATTATCAATTGTCCAAACTAATTCTTTAACAGGATGATTGAAATTTAATTTTACTTTATTGGTACCCGCAGTAACACCTTCAGAACCAGTGAATTGTAATTGTTCAATTAAATATTCGTGAGATGATTGAGCAAATTTTCTGCGTTCATCAGTATCTAAATATATGTAATCTACCCATAAAGAAGCACCATCTAAAGTACCATCAAAATCATCGGTTGCCGCGAGTTCAATATTTACTTTAACTTCATGATATTGTAATGCTATTAAAGGTAACGCTAAACCTACATTGCGACAAAACCAAAATTCTAATGGTATATGTAATTTACCGGTGATAGGATTAGTACTAGTACTAGGGACACCCGCTACCATTTTTTTATAACCTTCTTGTTTTCCAACTGGTAAAGATAATTCATTCCATATATACATCCATTCGCCATATTGTTTATCTATTTTTTGACCACCAATTTCTAATTCAACTGATTTTATTAATTTTAATCCAGCCCAAGTATGGGCGCCAGTCACATCTGCAACTAAATACATTCTATTAATTAAATCGCCGTTTCTAGATATAGTAGAAGTTACTCTTGAACCAGCGCCAACTGTGCCATTAAAAGTTTGTTGTATAGATTCTAATGCAAAATTAGTATGTCTGCGATAAACTACTTTGAAAAAGGTAATTTGAGGATTACCTGTTAAATAAACATCTTGAGCACCATAGGCAACTAATTGAAGAAGACCGCCACCCATTATTATTACTTTCTTTATATTAATAACATTAGAAAAAAAATTTAATTAGAATAAGCTAAACCCCCCATTCCGGATAATATTCTTAAAACATTATAATTAACTGCAAAAACTGAAATAGTATTATTATTCTGAATAATGTTATATTTATGTGTTAATATAGCACTGTCGATACGTGACATATTAAGTGTTCCGGAAGGTTGATGTTCTTCAGGTTTTAATGCGAATGAATAAACAAATATATTATTTTTTTCAGGAATATTAGTATGATGTTGATATGGTTGAACGTGAGAAAAATATTTTCCATCTCTTGGCGTAAATCTATCATTACCGTTTAATTTTAAATTTGCAATATTTAAATTATTTTGATAATTAGGCCATTCAATAGTAGTTATATCATTAATTTTTTTATTAACCCATAATATTTCTTTAACTGGATGATTAAAATTTAATTGTGTTTGCATTGATTTTGAACTAATTATTTCTTCACCCGTAAATTGTAATTGTTCTATTAAATATTCGTGCGATGATTGAGCAAATTTTCTACGTTCATCAGTATCTAAATATATATAATCTAACCATATATTTATTTTTGGAAAAGATATATTAGTTATATCTGTTTCATATACAATATTATCTTCGTCAAATGTTTCTTCAGGATCACTTCCCGGAATAACTTTACCTTTAATTTGATGTATTCTAGCTTTTAATATAATTTCTTCTAATGAACAAAATGTTATATTTAATTTTACTTCATGATATTGTAATGCAATTAATGGTAATGCTAAACCAACATTGCGACAAAACCAAAATTCTAATGGAATAATTAATTTATTACTTTCCTTGTTTTCTTTTGATGATAATAAAAGGCCATCCGAACCTACCATTTTTTTATAACCTTCTTTTTTTCCAACTGGTAATGATAATTCATTCCATATATACATCCATTCACTATAATGTTTATCTATTTGTTGCCCGCCAATTTCAATAGAAACATTTTTAAGTAAAATTAAACCAACATAATTTTTATAATTTTGATAAGTGTCCAGTAATTCAGCGTTTCCGCTAATTATTTCACCATTCTCTTTTATTTTATCAGTTAATGTTTTTAGTTCAATTTCAATATATGCACGATTAATTAAATCACCGTTTCTTGATACAGTACATACAATTTTATTATTAAATCCTGGTGTGCCATTAAAAGTTTGTTGTATAGATTCTAATGCAAAATTTGTGTGTCTACGATAAACTACTTTAAAAAAGGTAATTTGAGGATTACCTGTTAAATAAACATCTTGAGCACCATATGCTACTAATTGCAATAATCCCCCACCCATTATTCTTTCCTATTATTATATAAGTAAAATAAAAAAAATTTAATTGGAATAAGCTAAACCACCCATACCTGATAATATTCTTAATACATTGTAATTTACTGCAAAAATAGATACAGTATCACCTGCAACAGGTGAATCATATTTTTGTGCTAATATAGCACTATCTATGCGAGACATATTAAGAGTACCAGAAGGTTGATGTTCTTCAGGTTTTATAGCGAATGAATATACATTTATGTTATTATCAGGAATATTAGTATGATGTTGATATGGTTGAACAAGAGAGAAATATTTTCTATCTCTTCTAGCAAATCTATCATTGCCATTTAATTTTAACAAAGCAGATTCTAATTTACCACCATATGAAATATCTCGAGAAACAGCAGTAGATTTTTCAACCCAAACAAGTTCTTTAACAGGGTGATTGAAATTTAATCTGGTTTGTGTAGATGCTGAAATGCTTTCTTCGCCGGTAAATTGTAATTGTTCAATTAAATATTCGTGTGATAATTGAGCGAATTTTCTTCTTTCATCAGTATCTAAATAGATATAATCAACCCAAATATTAACATTTGGGAATTGAATAGAAGTTGAACCTTCACTTAATGTTGCAGGTATCGAACCATCAGCATTATCTGTAGTAAATTCAACGGTAACATCACTCAAACTAGCAAATTCAATTTTAAATTTTACTTCGTGATATTGAAGTGCTATTAATGGTAATGCTAAACCTACATTGCGGCAAAACCAAAATTCTAATGGTACGAATAATTTATTATTATCTGTTATTGATAAATCTAAACCATTTTCGCCAACCATTTTATTATAACCATCTTTTTTGCCTTCAGGTAAAGATAACTCATTCCATATATACATCCAATCAGAATACTGTTTATCAATTTGTTGTCCTCCAATTTCAACAACAACATTTTTAAGTAATTGTAAACCTACATAATTTTTATATAAAACAATATCTTTATCAGGATTAAAACCAGAATCGGTAGTATCACTTTGTTTATCATTATGAACAATTTGAGGTAAATCCATTTCAACATATACACGATTAATTAAATCACCGTTTCTTGATACAGTGCAAGTAATAGTATTATTAAAACCGGCAGTTCCATTAAAAGTTTGTTGTATAGATTCTAATGCAAAGTTAGTATGTCTGCGATATACTACTTTAAAAAAGGTAATTTGGGGATTACCTGTTAAATAAACATCTTGAGCACCATAGGCAACTAATTGAAGAAGACCGCCACCCATTATTATTAATTCTCTTTATACTATAATATAAGAAAAAAATTTATATTACTTAAGAATGACAAAAGTAAATTATTTATATTAAAATGTTTAAAGAAAAAACATCTAAAAAAAGACTTAATAATAATGAAAAAACTAAAGATAATTGTACTTTAGATACAATGCATCATAATATTATAGAATTATTTGAAAATAAAAAAAAAGAAGAAAATAATTTACTTATTAAATTAGAAGAATTAAAGAAATATAATTCAGAAATAATTAGTAAAATAGAAAATTTATCAATAAATAAAGAAAATTTAGAATCAGTAGAATATAAAACTTTATGGAATAGTAATATTGAAACAAAAGAAAAAATAATAGATTTAAAAAAACAAATAAAGGATATAAATAATTATAATGAAATAGAATATTATAAAGACACAAGCGATATATTGTTCAATTATTATGATATAATAGAAAAAGAATCTAGTATAAATTATCAAAAAAATAAAAGAACAATAATGGATGCATTTAATAATAAAAACATATGCGAAACAAATAAAGATAAAACAAGTTTAGTAGATGAATATCTTTCTTTAACTAATAAACAACACGTTAAAAAAATAAATAAAGAAAATATCGAATTGTGTAAAGAATGTAATACAACACTAACTTGCTTACAACACGAAGCAATTATGATATGTGAAAATTGTGGTTTTCAAGAATTATTATTAGTTGAACAAAATAGACCGATATTAAAACAAAATGCGAAAGATGTTTCTCATTTTAGTTATAAAAGAATAAATCATTTTAGAGAATGGTGTAATCAAGTACAGGGAAAAGAAAGTACAGATATTCCAGATGAAATATTTGAAAAAATTATTAATGAAATAAAAAAGGAAAAAATAAGTGATACAAAAAAAATTACATACGCAAAAATGAGAGAAATATTAAAAAGATTGCGAATAAATAAATATTACGAACATATTAACTATATATTAAACCGAATAAATGGAATACCTACGCCGCAATTTTCAACAGAATTAGAAGAAAAATTATGTATAATGTTTAGAGATATACAGGCACCTTTTTTAAAACATTGTCCTAAAGATAGAAAAAACTTTTTATCTTATAGTTATGTTTTATATAAATTTTTTCAAATTTTGGGTTTAAATGAATATTTAAAATATTTTCCGTTATTGAAAAGTAGGGAAAAACTATATTTGCAGGATCAAATATGGAAAAAAATATGTATAGAATTAAATTATCCGATTATTCCATCATTATAATTTTTTTATTATATCTCTAATATTGTTTTGTTTTCCATTAAAATGATTTTTGGATAATAAACCAAGTACGCGCATAATATCTTTTGTATTTTTTTTTACAATTTTATTTTTGCCACCAATAGCAGCAAAATTTGATAGTGGTGGATTATAACTTAATGTATCAGTTTGCGATACATTTATATTTTTAGGCATTTCTTGAATATCATTTATTGTATAGGGTGCAGCGGCATCTAATAACATTTTTTATCTAAAATATATAAACAATTAAATTATATATTTTTATAATAATGTATACATTTAAAGAATTAATAAGCTTATATCATAAAATAAATGAAAATGATATTGATTATTTTAATAATCGTTACTATATAAATTTATATAATAATATACAAACAGATATTGACAATGAAACTATATTAGAAAGTATTGTAATTAATAGTATTAATTATAATATGAATAAAATTAACAAAATATATATTATAATACCATTAATTTATACAATAACAATTTATCTTGGATTTAAACAATTTATATGTATGATTAAATAAATAGAATAAATGAATTTATATAGTGACAGACTAGGTAAATTAAATTTTGATGGCACAGATGGTTCATTAAATTATATAAATTTAGATAGTAAAAAATCTATAATAATAGGAGAAAATGCAGGAGAAAAAATATTAGTATCTAATACTTCAAACAATGAATTCAATGTATTAATTGGTAACAATGTTATAAAAAATGGTAATCGTGTAAAAGAGTCAGTAATAATAGGATATGGAATGTGCAAAAATATTAATAATGGTGAAAAAAATATATTAATTGGTTATGATGATACAGAAAGGGAATTTAAAAATATAAATAATGTTATATCAATAGGTTATCTTAATATTATTAATTCAAATATAAACAATAATATAATATATGGAAATAATAATAAAATATTGTCACAAAATTCGATATTAATTGGTAATAATAATAATATTTATTCCGATAATAATATATATATTGGAAATAATTTAATTGAAAATTGTAAATTAAACATAGACGATACAATTATAAAAAGTAATGAAAATTATATATATATTGGAGCAAAAGCAAGTGATAAAGTATTAATAGGGTATGATATAAAAGACAATAATATAAATGAAAATTTATCATCTATAAACGTGAAAAATGGATTACAAACAGATAAAATAAGTATAAATAATGTTACGTTAAAATCGCCAAATATATCAAGTAATATTGAATATATATTACCGAATAATAATATAAATAATTCAAATGAATATTTATTATCAATTAAAAATAATAAAGAATTATATTGGAAAGATTATAATAGTTTGTCAATAAAATCGTTAGATGATATAAGTAATGGAAATAAAAATAAATATATTACAGATAATATTTATAATAATAATTTAACTATAAAGGGAGTATTAACAGTTCATACATTAAATGTAATAGGTAATACGCCATACATTACAAATCAAGATTTATATAATAATATTGATAAATTTATTGGTCCACGTGGTTTAAAAGGCGACAAAGGTCAAAAAGGTGATACGGGTGCACAGGGTATTAAGGGGGATAAAGGCGATGGTTATATAAGTGGTACGTATAATAGTAGCACGGGAATAATAAAATTTATAAGTAATAATCCTTCATTAAATTTTGAAACATTAGATATACGAGGCGATAAAGGAGATGGTTTTACTAGTGCATCATATAATATAGAAAGTGGTAAAATAACATTTAGAGGAACGAAAAATGAATTAAATTTTACAACAGAAAGTTTAAAGGGGGAAAAAGGAGAACCGGGAACAATTATAACAGATATAAATGCTGGAAATAATATAACAATTGAAACAAAAACAGTTGAAGAAAATGATATTCCTATAATAAATTTAAAAAATAATATAAATATTAGTAATATTAATATAAATGAAAATATAAAAGTAAATAATACAAAAATAAATACATTTTATATATTAAATACAATATTTTATAAAGAGTATCAATTTAGTATTAATAATATATTAACAAGTAATATTTTTACAATGGATGAATTGCCTAATAATACAATTGCAATATTAAGTGATATATTTATATCAAAAAATACATTAAATATAAATAATATAACACATCGTTTTGGTAAAAATCATAGTAAAATAAACTTAGATAGTAGTTTAAATACACAACGACCAAGTTTATATTTAAAAGATATAAATAATAATCCAGTATCTTTAGAAAAAACAACACAAATAATAACCAAATCAATAGATAATATAGGAGAATGGTATAATTCAGTAATAATATATTTAGACAATGATAATAAATTATATTATTCAAATGATGGAAAAAATGATGCTACAGGATGGATACATCTAATAGTAAAGGGATATTATTTATAATTAATCAAATCGCAATATACAATCGCCTCTAGATATATCTTGGCATAATTTTTTTTTTAATTGTTTTTTACTATCAATAATCATAGAATTATATAATTCATCATAATTTTCTATAGCATAAAATATAATATTATTATTAAATGCCCATCTAAAAAAATTTAATTGACCGATAGTTGTTTCAATATAATTAGTATTATCAATATAAAATGTTATACGTTGATGTCTTCTAAAAGAATCAAAATTTAATTTAGCATAAGATTTTAATTGTGCTCTGTAGTCTAAATATAAATTAAATTTTTTATATTTATGGTTATCAGTTGTATTTGGTAATTTGTAATAAATATTATTATCATTGTTTAAAATCCAGTATATAATATTATTATTTCTTGCATATGCGGTAACAAACCAGTCAATTAATCTTAAAGATAATTTATGTTTTCCGTTAATAATTTCGTAAAGTAATTTCTTATATTTAGTATTTTTTTTATAAAAATCATTTAAAGAACATAGTAATAGTTCTTGTGATTTTTTCATAATTAATTAAATATCTATATATGTCTTTAAGTATTTGATAAAAAAATTTAAACGAATAAAAAAATAAATTTAAGCAGTCATTTCAGTTGGCGCGGAACCAATATCAAATAAACCAGCTACTCTGTTATCCGGTTCAATTGTACTTATTCCCCAAGGACTTACGGGAATTTGTGGATTTGGTGGTTCGTAACGTAATTGTAAATTAGCATTACGTAAGGATTGTCCAACTGTATTAACGCCGATGTGATAACCGGCTGTTAAAAAGTTTTGATCTTGAACATCACCTGAACCAGATGGGTTAACTTTCGCCCATTTTGAATTTGCACCTTGTGGCAATAAATCATCCGATGTTAATTTATCTCTAGGAAAGCAATTGGTAGATGAGGAATCAGCGACTGGTTCTTCATCACTTACTTCTTCGGATGGTTCTGGGGTTTCAGATGATTCAGAAACGGGTTGATTATAAGAATCACCCAATGGGTCAGAACCATAAATTTCATCGTTATAAAATTCTGATTTTAATCCTATTGATTTGTCTACCGAAAATTCAGGGTTATTTTGAGCCTTTAAACCAACAGAAGAAGCGGGAGTAGGTTCGCCTAAAAAGTTTTCCACATTATCAACTTGAGATTTAGAATTATATGTAATTAGTAACAACATTATTAATAATAAGAATAAAGCAATTGAAAATGATATAACAACTGTATTTTTATTTGAAGCCATCTTCCTATATTTTTTTTTATACTATCTATTATCATTAATAGATAAAATATTCTTGATATTATTTTTTAAAATAAATATTTTATTATTCCAATTTTTATCTGTTATATCCATATTTTTAATTTCATTAATTAATTCAGTATTTATAATTTTAAATGAATTTATTTTATCTATTTTATTTTTATAAATAATTAAATACTCGTCTAAACTATTTATTGTATCATTTAATGTATTTTCCCATTCTTTAGTTATATCTAAATTATTTATTTCAATATCATCATCATCTTTATAATTTGTTATTTTTATTTCATTTATTAACCATTTATTAACAATTTTATCTTTAAAAATAAATAAACCTAATAATTTAATTTTAAAATTAAATATATATTTATCGCTATTTTTAAAAATATCAAATATTTCATTATTAATATCTAAATTCTTATCATTATAATATATTTTTGTATTATTTGATACTATTGATTCCAATATATTTGTTTGTTCACATACAGAATTATAAAAAATATTTTTTAATTCTTGGTCAGTTAAATCATTAGAAAACCATTTTTTATTATATTTTATTATAGTATCTAATGAGCATTTATCAATATCATTAAAAAAAGTTTTATTATCGGTATTTATATATAGTTTTAATTTCAATGCATTTGTTTTATTTGATAAATTGATAATATTATGAATTTTAATATCATATAAATCTATACTTATATTATTTATTGGTTCCGATATATAAGATTTTTTTTTAAAATAGGGGCTTTTAAATTTAACGTTCATATAAAAAATAATATATTATGCTATTTAATAATAAGATATAGCTTAAAAAAGAAATGACGCAAGAAAATGAAAAACCCGATTTTGTAAAATTTATTACAGACTATATTAAAGAAGAAATATCAAAACCAAATATAAAAACAGAAATAATTAAACCAATATTAGTATATTTATTATATTATATAATACCATTTATTATAATTTTTATATTAATAAACTTTATAACAACAATATTGGCAGTATTTTTAGCATTTCATTTTAAAAAATCTGGTATTTCAATGCTGTAATTCATATTGTGACTTTTAGTATTTTCATATAATATTGAAAATGAATATAATTTATTATAATCTTGAAATTTATCATAATTTTTTACAATAAACCAAGCCCTTTTATATGTATTTTCTATCGTTTCATATGGTTCTTTCATAATTATATAAATATTATTATTATAATGCAATGATATATACTCAAACATATTATTTATAGTTATTTAATAATTATATCATTTTTTTATATAAGTAATGCGACAATTTATGTATATTTTTTAGATTATAGTAAATTAAAATGAATAACAATGAAATAAAAAATCTAAATGAATTATTAGATTTTAATACAACAAATAAAAATCACATACTTGATAATTTAATTACATCGGAAAATAATAATACAGTTAATAATATCGAAATAACAAATAATGTTTACAAAGATACTGATATAGAAAATTGGGGAAACAATTTACCCGAACTTTGTGGTAGTAAAAAATTAATTTTGAAAATATTAAATAATCCTATTAACAATAAAGAGTTATTACTTAAAAGACAATCCGCATATATTAATAATTATGACGATGTTTGTTTTAAAATATTAAAAGAATATGAAAATGATATTTTATGGACATTTAAATTAAATGATGAAATTTTAGAAGATAACGCAATACACGCACTGTTCCCATCTTCATTTATATATAAATATATTAATTTAATAGAACCAATATTAGATAGTTATCATTTTTATAAAATAGGTTTTATACCTTTATCGTCTCTTATATATCCAATAACAAGTTTATTGGCGCCATTTTTTTATTTAAAAAAATATATGAATACAAATTTAACAATTAGTAACTATTTAACACTTATAAAAAATTTTTTAATTTTATTTTTTAAATCAACGGGCAATTTCAAACAAAACATATTAAAATTTATATTTTTTTGTATTTATGTTTTCATATATATGTATAATATATATCAAACATTTGAGTTTTCCTACATATTATATAATACAAAAAAAAATTTACATAAAAAAATGGATGGATTAATAAAATTTATAAATGAAGCAAATGAAATTATCGATAATTTTAATAAAGAAAAATCACAAGAAATTATGCTAAAACCATTTATAAATAAATACTATTATCCGTATGAATTAAAATTAAAAAATACAATGACTGATATTTATAAATTATGGAAAAATGATAGTATTAAAGAAACTATAAGTAAATTATTATTAACAATATATACTTATGATATTATTAATTCAATTAGTAAGATTAAAGTAGTAAGTAATTATAATAATTGTTATTATGATAATTATAATTCTACTAAAATATGGGGTATGAAAAATCCCGTATTAAGTACAACTCAGGTTTCAAATCCGGTTGATTTAAATAAAAATATTATAATAACGGGACCAAATGCAGCAGGTAAAACAACATATGTAAAATCTATATTATCCAATATTATATTATCTCAAACTTTCGGTATAATATACGGTAATAAATCAAGTATGCAATTATATGATTGTATTTATTCTTTTATGAGAATAACAGATGAATTAGGTAAAAAATCTTATTTTGAAGCAGAAGCGGAATTATGTTTAGAAATGATTAATAAATCAAATGAAATGATAAAATTGAATAAAAAAGGATTGTTTTTAATGGATGAACCAATGCATTCTACCCCTCCAACAGAAGGTATGGCAACAGCATATGCAGTTGCTGAAAATATAGGATTGAAACCAAATATTAATATAATTATAACGACGCATTTTTATAAATTAACAAATTTAGAAAAAAAATATCCTGATAAATTTATCAATTTGTCCGTTGAAGCAATAGAAAATAATAACAATTTTATTTTTCCTTATAAAATTAAAAAGGGAAGTTCATGTCAATGTATCGCTATAGAATTATTATCTGATAAAAAATTTCCATTATCAGTAATAAATAGTGCGAAAAATATAAAAAAAATAATATGCAATAATATTTTAGATAAATTTAATGTTTGATTTTAAAATGAATAATTTATATTATTATTTATTTTTAATTTTTGGTTTTATTAGTATTTTGATTGTTCTTTATTTCTGGAGAAAAATTATAAATTTAACTAATTCAAATGATATATTAGATAAGAAATGCACATTACTAAAAAGAGAAAATAAAGTATTAAAAGAAGATTTCATTACCAAAAAAATACCAGAAGATAGTAATGTTGTTATGAATGAAATATTTAATGTTAATGATTTAGATGAAAGTATTGAAATAGAAGTAGATAATGTAAATACACCGGATACTTATGTAAAAGAACCAGAATTAGAAAATAATGAACCAATTGTTGTAGATTTATCTAATGATATAACAGATATTGTAGATGAAATAATTAAACCTAATAATGATTCAGATATTAAAGATATAATTGATTTATCGGATATTAAAAGTGAAAAAAATGATGATAGTTCAAGTACAGTAAGTGAAATAAGAGTTGGTACATATAGTAGAAGTAAATTAAGTAAGTTATCTGTTGATAAACTTAGAGAAATATGTATTAATAATAATGGTTCTGATGAAGGAACTAAACAAGTATTAATTGAAAGAATATTAAAAGAAGAATATAAATAAAAAAAATTCTTAATTATGAATAGAGAGAATAATATTATATTATGAATAATAAATCAGATGAATATATGTGTCCTTTAAGAATGTCTGATGGTCGCTCAATGACTGATTATCGCCCTAAATGCATGGTAAATTATGATTTAGTTCAAAATATTAGTGATGCTAATTTAGTAAAAAGTAGTTATGAAACCAGAATGTATTTACAAAAAAATGCTTCTGATATTATGAAAAATCAAACACAAAAAAGTATAGATAATTTAATACCCCATACTAAATGTAAAAAACCTGTTGATATGGGTACGCTTTTACCTGAAAAATATGTAGTATCTTGTAATTCAGTATCTTGTAATAAAACTCTATTTGATATAAATGGTCTAGGCGATGGTAGAGTTGGTGATACATCTCTTTTATTTGAAAATTAAATTTATGTTTTTTTTATAAATATTTTATATAGATAAGATAAAATGAATTTTAATAATGAATATGTATCTGCTATTATTAAAGTTATAGATAATAAGGTAAAAATAACAGGTAATTCTAAAGAAAATTATGTTGTTGAAATTGTTGCTGCAAATCCAGCTGATAAATTAGGTAATTATAGTGGAACTAATTTACCTTTTCCTAATTATGATATAGCATTTGAAAATACACCTAATTATCATAAAGTTGAAAATAATATATTTGATATTACATTTGAATATCCAAATAGTTATTATTCTTTAGATAAAGGTATGATACAGATTAATCCATCAATTAAATTTATGATTTATAAAAATGAAGAACTTATTTCTAATATTTCTGTTGAATTACCAAATAAATGTAATCTTAAAACTCTTATAAATAGAAATATTAATCACGTACCCGAATTCTATGATGATAAATATCATATATTACCTGTTGCAACAGCCGAGAATACTATGTATAATTATTCAGACTTTAAAATTATAAATAACGGTGCATAAAAATATATTTTTTTTTTATTTAATTTATCGGTAAATAAAAATTGATTAATTATCTATTATTAAAATTATATGGGTATAAATTTAATTATTGTTGAAAGTTATACAAAAACAAAAACAATAAATAAATACTTAAATGACGGAACAAATAAGTATATTGTTACTTTTTCACAAGGGCATTTTTGTAATTTACCAAAAGAAAATCTAGGTATCAATATTACAAATTGGACTGGTAATTATGTAGTTACAAATAAAAAAATTATTGATAATATTCGTACACAAGTTAATAAAAGTGATAATATATATATTGCTTCTGATCCTGATACGGAAGGTGAAGCAATCGCATATCATATTTATAATCACATTAAAGATTTAATTAAAAATAAAAAATGTTATAGAATAAAATTTAATGAAATTACCAAAAAAGCAATTAAAAACGCTATTGATAATCCTCTAAATATTGATTTAAATATTGTTAACGCACAAGAAACCAGAAGATTTTTGGATAGAATAGTTGGATATAAATTATCTCCAATTTTATGGAATAAATTTAATGATAAATTTTTAAGTGTTGGTAGAGTTCAAAGTGTTGCTTTACAATTATGTATAGAAAAACTTAATAATATTCAAAATTTTAGTAGTGAAAAATATTGGAAATTGGTTGGTAAATTTAAACAAAATAATATAGTAATTGATGCAACTTCTGATAAAATTACAGATGAAACACAATTAGAACAAATATTAAATAATTTAGATAATATTAATAATAAATTTAATTTAAAAATAGAATTAACTGATAGAATAGAAACACCTAAAGCACCTTATACAACAACGACTTTGCAACAGGATGCTTATAATTTATTTCACTATAATGCAAATAAAACAATGGAAATTGCTCAAAAATTATATGAGAATGGTTATATTACTTATATGAGAACAGATTCAGTTAATTTATCAAATGATTTTAAATTTAAATTACAAAAATATATACAAGATAAATATGGTGATAATTATTCAAAAATTAGAAATTTTAAAAATAAAATAGTAAATTCTCAAGAAGCACATGAGGCAATTCGAATTGTAAATCCAGATATTATTAATTTAACATTAACAGATGAATTAAATTCTTACCATGATAAATTATATAATATGATATGGAAACGAACAATTGCTTCACAAATGACAAATGCTGTTTATAAAAGTATTTATATGAATATAAATTGTATAAATAATGATAAATGTGATAAATATATCTTTATATCAAATAAAGAATTTTTAATAGAAAAAGGATTTCTAATTGTATATAATAAAGAATTAGAAGATTATAAAACTTATTTAAATAGTTTAAAACAAGATGATAATGTTACAATAGATACTATATCTCTAAATTGTGATTTATCAGAACCAGTATCTCTTTATAGCGAGGTTACATTAATTAAACAATTGGAAAAAAAAGGTATTGGAAGACCATCTACATATTCGGGTATAATTGATAAATTATTAAATAAAAAATATGTTATAAAAGGAAAAAATCCATCAATTACGGTTACAACCTATGATTTAATAAAAAAACATAAAAAAGATATAAAAAAAAAGGAAAAAACAGTTAAAACAGGTGGTAACAGTAAAGATTTATTGGTTCCATCACAACTTGGAATAGATACAGTTGAATATTTATTAAATATTATTCCATTTCTTTTAAATGTAACATTTACATCAGAAATGGAAAATGCATTAGATAAAATAGCTATAGGTAGTTTATTAAAAGAAAATGTATTACAAGAATTTTATGAAAAAATAACACCAATTATTGATAAATATGGAGTAATTAATAATACAAAAAAAGAATATAATACAGGGATTATAAAAACTAAATATGGTTATTGTTATTATCATAAAAAAGATAATAGATATTTAAATATTGAACCGTATTTAAAATGGAAAAATAAATCTGTTGAAAATTTAAATAATAATGAAATAGAATTTTTATCTTCATTACCAAAAAAAATAGATAATAATACGTATTTACATTTAGGTAAATTTGGACTATATTTGAAATCCGGTGATAAAAATATTAAATTAGATAAAAAAAAATGGGATACATATATTAATCAAATTTAATATAAACTGTACTTGTATTTTTAACAGTATTTATAAGAATTTCATCTTGTTCATATAAATGACTATATTTTTTAGCAATATTTATTATCTCATTCATTATATTATTATCTTTTTGATGTATTAAAGTTAATGTATGAGTTAATTCTTTATTTCCATTCCAATAACCGATATTTTTAGAACATGTTGTAAATGAATTAAATTTATTTTTAATATATAAATTTACAAAATAATTCCATTCTTTTTTAGTTACAGTTTTTATAATATTATTTTTATTTATTTTTGAACCAAAATAACATACAGTAGTATAATAAGACATATATATATCTTCTAATTACTAATATATCTATTTAAGTTAAAGTTTATATTTTTATATTTATTTATTAATAAATTACATATATTAATATATTTATTTAATTCATTTATTAATTCATTTATATATAAGTAATTATTATTATTTATTAATTCTATTTTTTCTGTTTTTACTTTTTCATTATATATTAACCGGATTAAATCTTTTTTATTTAATAAATTCAAATCTTTATTATTTATATATCTACAAAAGGGACACTTATATTTAGCAGATACCGCTTTAATATTATTAAATAATAATAATTCAAATGTTTCTAAATTATTACAACAGTTTATACAGAGTGTTTCATTACATTGATAACAATGCAACGCTTCCGAATTAATACTATTTAAACATATTTTGCATTCCTTAATATTATTCATATTATTACATTAAGAATATTTAATTATTTTTCATATATTAACACTTATTTACTTGATTTTTTTTTTAAATTATGATTCAATTTATGTAATTCTTTCGCAATTAATGATAGTGAATCAGCTATAGTTATACCATTGCTATCTATAAATACTCCTTGAAACATAGCAGCAAGACCTTCGTTTGTTACACCAATGCTATCAAATATTTCATTTTCATCTTCATCTTCATCTTCATCATCTTCATCATCTTCATCTTCGTCTTCATCTTCATCTTCATCTTCATCTTCATCTTCGTCTTCTTCATCATCACTTTCATTATTTGCACTTAAATCATCATCACTATCATCATTTTCATTTATTTCATCATCACTATTTATTTCATCCTCATTATTTTGTTTTTTATTACCTGATAATTTTTTTATATCTGTTAAAATTGATGTAATACTATTTGTTAAATTTATTTCATCTTCTGAATATGTACTACTGTTTTCATCATTATCTTTCTCGCTTATTACAATTGTATCTTTCATTATAAATTTTAATACTTAATTCTTTATATATTTTTTTAAATTATTATTAATTAGTAGATAAAAATATAATGAAATCAAAAATAATATGGTTAATAAGTTTTTTATTTGGATTATTTTTAACATTTTATGTAATTATTATTAATAATTTTTTTAAAAATCAATCAATAATAAAAGAAAATTTTGTTAATGATACAGAAATTGATAATGCAGAAATAGATAATGTAGAAATGCCGTTAGAAGAAAATAATGATACAATAGATAACGATTCATCTATGCAAGAAACAGATGAAATAAGTAATACTGTTGAAAATAAAATAGGTGAAAAACCAGAATTATGTTATTCAAATTATAGAGAAACTAACATAAAACAAAAAATAAATGATTATACAATTATTCCGTTTAAAGATGATATATCAATTTTAATTAATACTTATAATGTAAAAAATAAAAAGATACATAATACAAAATTTAAATGGTATAATGAATTAATTAATAATCATATATATAATAGCGATAATGAAAATAATAACGAGTGGTTTAACATTAGTAATCCTGTTAATTTAATAGAATATACAGATACTATTAATAGTGCTGATTTATTAAATGTTCAACTTTCGGGACCACCTGGTATTAAATTGGTAAAAAATACCAATTATATATTAAATAATATGAGTATATTATCTATAATTAAAATAAATAAATTAGATGATGATGTTAATTATAATTTTATAGAATTGGCACTGCAAACAAATATTGATAACAATAAAGATAGTGACGGAGATAATATTTATAGTTGGGGTGTTATATCATTACAATTTAAAAATATAAGTAAGTGTAAATTCAATATAATTATTAGATTTGGTGATAAAAAATATGAATGGAGCGATTTAGATAAAAGAATACTATTAAATAAAAATGTATTATTTGGTATTATTTATGATGGCAACAAAATTAAAGTTGTATTAGATTATTTATTTAAGGAATTTATTTTTGGTAACACATTACTAAAAGTTGGTTCAAATCCATTAGTTATTAATAAATATGGTTTAATAGATATGGAATTATTTACTTTTGTATATTATAATAAAAATTTATCTGATATTGAAATCGATTTATTTATTAAATATAATAATTATTATATAAATTTATTAAATAATAGAGAATCGTTAGTAAATTCCTTATCACTTTGTGAAAATGATAAAATATCAAAAATTAATACATTACAAGATAGAATTAATTATTTAAGCGAGCAGATAGAAGAAAAAGATAAATTATTAAAAAATATTAATAAACAATTAGAATATATATAAGAAATATTTATAAATTATATTTATAAAAACAATAATGACTATTAATGGTGCCATAGTTATATTAACACAAAATACAATAGAACGTAAAATTTATTTAAAAAATTGTTTATATTTTTTATTTCAAAATTTTAATAGTAAATTTAAATATCCTATAATAATTTTACACGAAGGGGATTATTATAATAAAGATAAACAAGAAATTTTATCAAGTGTTAGAAATAATTATAGAAATTTAATATCATTTACAGAAATTGATAAAACAGATTTTAAAGTCCCTGATTATATAGATGAAAATAAATTAAATAAACTTGTTAATTTGCAAATTGTTCCATATTGGAGAAATATTAAATATAGATTAATGTGTAATTTTTGGATAAATCATTTTACAAAATATACAAAGGATTATGATTATATAATGAGACTAGATGATGATAGTATAATTGAAGAACCTATTAATATAGATTTATTTGAATTATTAAAAAATAATGATAAAGTGTATTTATCAAATATTGTTCATATAGATTGTGGTTTATGTAATTTTAGAATGAAAGAATTATTTAATAAAATATTTCCAAATAGTTCGGATAAATTAGATAATTTATTTATAAAAACAAAAATACAAAAAAATAGTAAAGTATATACTAATGTTAAAAAGTTTATTAAAGAATTGGATAATATTGATATAGATGATGATATTGAATTAGATATGCCAATAATGTTTTATAATAATTTTTTTATAACTGATATTAATTTCTGGAAAAGACAAGATGTAAAAGATGTAATAACTGAAATAAATAAAAATGGTAATATTTTTTATTGTAGATATGGTGATGCACCATTGCAAACTCTTATTGTTAATTTATTAGAACCTGATAAAATAACAAGAAGTGTATTTAAATATTCTAAAAGATTACAAAGAGAATGTTTTATAGATAGTGAAAATAATTTACATAGTTATATGCCTGGTGATTATAATAACTCGAGTTGTATTTTTGATAAAAAAAAATGATATATTAAAATTATATAAATAATATAATAATATGAAATATATAGGGGCACATATTAGTAAAAAAGGAACATTAATTGATACAATTAAACATTTGCATAGCAATGAAGGAAATGCTATACAAATTTTTGCATCTTCGCCAATGAATAGTACAATACCTGATATAGAAAAAATAAAATCAGAGTCAAAAGAAATTATAAAATATTGTGATGCAAATAATATTAAAATAGTTGTTCATGGTTCGTATGTTATAAACTTGGCTTCTGATAATATAAATAAAAGATATGTTGAAATAAAAGATAGATGGTGGATTAAATTATTACTTAAAGAATTAGATGCCTGTGAATTATTAAAAGGTGTAGGTGTAGTTATTCATGTTGGAAAACATACAATAAATACACCTGAAAAAGGATTAGAAATTATGTTCGAAGCAATAAAATATATAATTTCTTATTTACAAAGTAATAAATATAATTCTAAATTATTTATTGAAACTCCTGCAGGTGTTGGTACAGAATTATTGACTACTGCTGAAACATTTATTAAATTTTATAATAGATTTAATAAAACTGATAAAAAATATTTAGGTATCTGTTTAGATACTGCACATATTTGGTCATCAGGTAATGATTTAATACAATACTATAATACGTTTAATGATATCTATAATGATATCGGTGTTATTCATTTTAATAATAGCAAAGTTGAAAAGGGATCTTTGATTGATCGACATGAATTTATTTTTAGTGGAAAAATAAATACAAAATGTTTAGAATTATTTTTAAATAATTTAAAATCTGATAGTATAATTATATTAGAAAAACCTTCTACTGATTTGCTAAATGAAGATATTAAATTTATAAAAAATAATTTTAATTAAATATACTTTATGGAAATTATATTTTCCTATTATTTTTTTTTTATAAAAAATGATTATTATTTTTAATAATTAAATAAATGTATTATTTAAAATTATATTCAGTTTTATTTCTAAATATTATTGAAATTATTAATTCAATACATATTTATAAAAATAATAATAAATATATACATAAATCAAAATCAGATGGTTATATAAAAAAATTATTATATAGAACGGATAAATCATATTCATATCATTCGGATGATAAATATAACGAAAATTATTTATTTCCTCTGAGTTATACACATTCTAAAATTGAATATATTTATGATTTTAATAAACCAGAACTAAATAATAATAGAAAAAAAATTTCATATTATAATGAATTTTATCACGACTTTTAATTAAAAAAATTGATATTTTATAATTATATTATTTTTATTATGAACGAACATAATATTAATGTCGCTAATCAATATAATTTAATTTCTAATTCTTTTGATAATTCAAGAGTTAGAATTTGGAATAATGTTAAAGAATTTTTAAATACTAAAAATAATAATGAAGAATTGTTAGATTGTGGTTGCGGTAATGGTAAAAATATGATTTACGCAAATAAAATCGGATATGTTTCAGAAGGATTTGATATATCAGATAATTTGTTAGATATTTGTAGACAAAAAAATTTAAATGTATTTTATCACGATGTTCTCAATTTAAAACTAACACAAAAATATGACAAAATTATTGCTATCGCTATATTACATCATCTTAAAAGTGTAGAAGAACAAATATTATCTATAAATAATTTATTGGACTGTTTAAAAGATGGTGGCACTTTATTAGTATCTTTTTGGTCAAAAGAAAAAAAATTTAATAACAGCGAATATAGTAAAAATGCTATTGATTATAGAGATTTTAAAGTTGGTCCTAATATTGTTGATTGGAAATTAGATAAAAATAATACTGTAAAAAGATTTTACTATATTCATGATTATGATTCGATTATAAATCTGGTAAATAAAGTAAATCATAAATATATTATATATTGGGAAATGCAAAATTGGTTTATTATATTTTATAAATAATATATTCTAATAGTTTATATAGAAATGTTAAAAAAAACTAAAACATATATTACATTTTTTATTTGTTTTTTAATAGTTTTTATTCTTTTGGCAACTTTATTATATTTTTTTACAAATAGTAATAGCAGAAATAATAGAATTTGTTTAACTATTGATCAATATAATAATTTATTATCAAATACTACTCAAATTATTCCTGAACCACAACCTATATATGACAAAACTGACACTATTAAAAGAGACCATAAAGTTCTAGATGACGATTTATACCCACCACTAAATCGTTCTGATACAAATACGCATACACAATTGGCAAATAATATAATTAATCGTAATATGTATGTTAAAACAAATAATATAGATGATACATTTAGACTTGTTGGATATGTTACTAATAATGCAACTGAAGTTGATAATGGAAATAATAGTTGGAAATTATTTGGTAGACAAAAAGATAGACATTCTTCAGAATTTTATATGACACCAACAAACAGCAATAATGATTTAAAAATTCCTTTAACAAGAGATATTATTGTTAATGATAAATTAGATGATATATATTCTATACCAAATACATTAACATTTAATTCCCCATTATTAAATAAAGAACCTTATAACGTTGTAGAAGTTCCTAAAGCTGATTTAAGTTTTTCATCTGATTATTTATAATATACACATATGAATTCCTGATAATAATACTACTATGCTTCCAACATTTATTATTTTTTTATTTATTTTATTTTTAAATATTATAGAACGTAAATTTGAATATAATAAAGGTGATTGAAGTAATATAAATATTGGACTAGATATTCCGTATGGTACTAATGTTGCTATTAATAAAAATATAAATGCTATTTTTTTACTTATGTTTGTTCCATATACGACCGGTATAGTTTTAATATTTTCCTCTTTATCACTTTTCTTATCTAGTATATCTAATATAATTTCTTGCCACATTATGATATTAAATATATATATAACTGGTTTTAGTATATTTATAATACTTTTATCTACAATTATTCCCCCTATTATAATTGATTGTGTAATTGTTAATGCAACGCCAATATTTTTTAATAATAATATTGGTTTTATTAAAGGTGTATATATATATGAAAACAAAATTGAACTAGATAATATTATTCTAGCATTTGTATTATTTATTAAAGATATTAATATTATATTAATTACATTTAATAAATAAGACGCTCTTAATACTTCTTCACTTTTTAGTAACCCTTTATTTAATACTTTCCAGTCCTTATATTTATCTACACCACGAATATAATCAAAATAGTCATTTATTATCATGCTATTGCTTCCTATCAATACTGATAATAATCCCAATAATAATATTTCAGGATTATAAAAAACATTTACATTATGTGTTGCTATAAAACTACCAGTTATTGGTAACATAAATTCAAAAGGTATATTTTTCGCTCTTGATAATGTTAAATAACTATTAATATTTGTTTTAAAATTAATATTTTTTGGTAAATTACTATTTAAACACATAAAAGGTGCAAAACAATTTGATAGTTCTAAATAGAGTAATAATAATAATATTTTTCTCATAAATATAAAAATTGATTTTATATTTATATATTAATTAATGGATATCAATAATATTTTCGAAACATATATTAATAATATGATTGAAGAAAAAAAATTTTATAAAAGTAAAAAAAATAATACTACTCCTGAAAAAGTTAATTATATATATCCAAAAAAAAGAGTTAAAACAGTTAAATGGAGTAAGTATATTGATGTTTATTATTATTAAAAATATGATAACCATATATTTAGCACATCTATATCATTTTTCTCTATTATTTTATTATCTAATAATTTAAAATATATTTCCTTTATTATTGATTTAATATAATTTATGTCTATATCTTTTTTTATTTGTATTTTATTCCATTCTGGTGTTTTTGATTTGTGTAAATATTTATCAATATTTTCATATATATATTTATTTGGTTTAGTATTTTGATTTACAACTAAATTATTAAATAATAATACTTCATAATTATATTTTAAACATAGATTAATAAATATGTAATGTGATATATTACTATCAATATTTGAATATTTTGTGGCATATGGTAATATCGTTTTATTTTTAATTATTTTATTTGAAAAAGCATTAATGTTTTTATCAAAATATAAAATTTTTCCAGCATCAAAATCTGATTTAGTATAATACTTATAATTATTAATATAAGGTACTGCTATTAAAGGTTTATATAATTCTAATAAATTTTCATAATTCGCACAAAATTCTTCAATATTTTCAATTACTATATTATCACAGTCTATAAATATATAATAATCGTATGTTTCATTTAATTTATTTACATATTCTAATAATTTATTTCTATTATATTCCCATTTATTATTTTTATAATATATAGTTGTATCTTCACTATTATTCTCATAGCTCAATAATATATAATTTTTATTTTTAAAATAAACATAATTATCAGTTAATTTATTTTTAGATGTTAATAAATATAAATATTTCATTTTTGTATTTACTGATACAATATCGTAAATACTATTAATTATATTAATATTTTTTGCATATTCTATATTTAAATCTTTACTTATATTACTTATAATATTTGCTGTATCTGTATTTATTAATAAATTATTATTAGTTTTTTGCAATATTACATTTACAATTAAACTTCTAAATATATCACTAATATCTTTAGATAATGATGAAGGTAATATAAGAGAGCAATATAAATCTTTATTTAACCAAAATGTATTTTTGGAATTAAAAACTGCTATATTATTATTATTTATAAATACATTACTATTTTTTACAGTATAATTATCACACGTAACTATATTCAATAATTCATTATCTTTTACTAATCCACTTATAATTGATGGAGTTTTATTAGTATCTTTTACATTATAATTATCATTAGCTAAATATTTAATTGGAAAACCTCTTTCCCATAATTTATTGTTATAAAAATAGTTTGTCATATTTATATATTTGCAACTAGATTCTAAAATTTTTGAAGAATTATTTACTAAAATATTATCAAAATTATCAATATGTTCTATATTATCATCGGTTTCATATATTATTTCATAATTATTAATTATTGCGTATAAATATCCTATTATTTTTCTTGAATAATTATTAAATGGTATTGCTTCGCTTAATTTTTTAAAATATGTATTTTGAAATTCTAAACTTAAAAATATACAATTTAAATCAACATATTCATTATATGGCGTATTTATATCGGCAACTATAATTGTATTATAATTCACATTATTTATATGTTTTAAAATTTCATCTGTTGGTGCATTATTTGTTATAATTATTATACATTTCTTTTTTAAAAAACAGTTGCTTAAAGTATTTATAAATTCAGGTTCTCTAAATATTTTTATAGGATGTAAAATTAAATTATGTTCTATTTTAAAACTTTTATTAATATATTTTTCAGTTACATTTATATTATTAAATTTTGATATAATATCACTTTTAAAAGTATGGTAATTATTTTTATCTTTTTCTATATTATTAATAACACTTGGTATAACCAATTCTAAAAATATATTATATCTAGAAAATATATCAAATAAATCAAATAATGAGGGTGTTAAATATTTTCGTGGAAGATAAAAAAAATCTGCAAAATCATTTGTAAATTTAGTTATATTGTATTTTTTAAAATTATTATTATTTTTTAATCTATCTAATTTATCTTTTTCATATTTTTGTACCCAATTATATTTTTTTGGAATATCTAAATCGTTATAAAAATATATTATTTTATCTGTTGAATATAAATTTAATAGATTTATGTTAATTATATTATCGTCCATAGTATAAAAAATGCCATCACAGTTATTAATTAAATCTTTATAATTATTATACAAATGATTAAAAATATTATAAACTAATGCTCCTTTTTCTATTTGTAAATAATTAATATTATCACAATAATTATTTGTATTATTATGACTGTAATATATTATATTATTAAAATGACTACTATATAATTTTGTTAAAAAATCTTTATTATAGCAACATTTAGAATCATTAAATACAATTATTAATAATGTATTTTTAAATTTATTCATTACCTTATATAAAATAAATATTAAATTATTTATATAAAAATATATTAATAATAATATTAATTCTATATGTCTATATTAATAGATGATATATTTGATATTTTAATTGATAAAAGAATAAAAGATATTGATTTAGAAATAAAAAAATTAACTAATAAAATTAATCATATAAGAAAAATCCTAAATCCTTTAAAAATAGAAAAATATTCTGATAATTCTTATATAATTAAATATGATTATATTAATTATTGTTTAAATTCTTATTTATATGAAGTTGCTGTAAAAGGAAAAGTTTTTATAATTTATCCAGGATATATGTATGAACATAATTCAGAATATATTAGTGATTTATTAATAAATCCAACATATTTTACTATATTATTAGAAGCAAATAAAAATTATTATAAATTCAAAGATTATAATAATAATAAAATGATTAATTTAAATTATATTAATAATTTTGATGAATATAAATGTAAAATATATAGAATTATGTTATCTAAAGATATAACATATATTGAATTAATATTTAATTAATAACACAATGACTATTTTTATTTAAATATTTAATCATATATGTATCTTTTAATTCATATCCTTGTTTTTTATAATAATTTCTAACACCTGTACCGCTAATAATTGCCATTTTATATACTTTATTATTTATTGCTATTTCTTCTGCTTCTTTTATTAATTTTTTTCCAAAACCTTTATGTTGCATTGATTGGTCTATATTATAACCTACACTATTTAAATTTGAATATACGTGTAATTCTCTTATTAATGCACAATCTTTTAAAATATCTAATGTATTTGCATCTTTTCCATTAATTCTTAATCTTAAAAATCCTATTAAATATTTACTTGTTTCATATGAAATAAAGTATTCCATTCCACCGGAAGCATCATATTTTATAATTTTTAATTCTATATCATTTACGTCTACTTTATTAGAACCTATTTCTCTGCAACGGATGCAATTACATTTCCAATTATTTTTTTTCATATCATTTTGTAATAATTGTCGCATATTCACATATTTTTTATCATATCCACCTGATATATAACTACTTGGTATATCGCGTATAATACGATTAAGTCTTTTCCATTTTTGTACTTTTTGTTTAAAATCTTTAATTAATTCGTATAATTCTAAATCACTATATGGTACATAAGAACCATCCTCATACCATTTTTTTATTTTTGTCCACGGTACAATTGCTGTTGGATATATTTTATATTGGTCTACCTGTAATCTTTCATCATAAAGTGATGCTTCTAACATTTCTTTATCTTTAATATACGATGACCCTGGTAAGTTTGGCATTAAATGTATATCAACTTTATAACAATTTTCTTTTAATAATTTAATAGCGTCATAGACACATTCTATATTATGACCTCTATTTATTTTTTTTAATACATCATTATGCGTATGCTGTACACCTAATTGAATTCTTGTACAATTGTATTTCCTAAATTTTTTAATTTCTTCTAATGTTATAGTATCTGGTCTAGTTTCTAAAGTTAATCCAATAATATGTATATTACTTTCATTTTCATTTATGTAAATTTCTTCTTCTAGAGATAACATTTCTCTTTTATGAATATTTAAAAATACATTTGCTGCGTAATATATTTCGGTTATAAATTTTTCTTGATATTCTTCTGGATATTCCGACCAAGTCCCACCTAATACAATTATTTCTAATTTATCTGCACTGTGTCCCATTTCAACCAGTGTAGAAAGACGTGCATTAATTTGTTTAATTGCATCAAAGTTATTTTCATTTGCACGAAGTACTGCAGGTTCTGAGAATAAATAACTTCTTGGTTGATCAACCCAATTATTACCTTCATGTGCTTTTTCATTTGGGCAATAGGCACAATCATGTTTACATGAAAATTTACCAATTTGATAATTTCCATCCTTATCTATATATTCTGGATGTGCTGATGTTAGTACTGTTATTACTAAAACACCTGAATCTGATTTTTGTTTTTTTTTTATTATTAAATTCTTAACATTTAAATTGTCTATGTTTAAATTATTATATAATTTAATTAAATCGCATTTTGAAATAGAAATTTTATATTTTTGTTGTATTTTTTTTTTAAATTTAACAATATCAGCATGTGTATTAAATTCTTCATAAGAATTTATAAATTCGTGTTCTAATTTTTTCCATTGTTGTTTTGAAAAAGTACTTTGTTTATGTGTATTTTTTTGAATATTTTCAATATCAATAATTTCATTTGTAATACAATTCTGCATTTAAGAATAATATTTTTTTTATTAAAAATCAATTTTTATATAAAAAATGAAATAATTATATAATTATATATTAAATATGTATTCAAAAATTAGCTCAAATATTTATAAACTTAAAAGTATTTTTAATTCCAAAATTAGTATTCCTAGAAAAAAAACAGATAAAAAATCTTATAAATATTCTATTGCGTATGAAGGTCCTAAAACTTATTATATATACAAAAATCGTTTTATCACTAAATAAATATTTACTAATAATAGATAATGGATATAATTCTTAATATATTAGTTTTACTATTAGTTGTTAATGGTTTATTTTGGTCATTAGCTACACATAAACAACATTGCTCTCTTGTTGATAATCTTAAAATAAGTAAATGTGCTAAACATTATATACATATTGCATTTGGTATGTTTTCATTATTACTCGCTATTGTTATTAAACAAAGAGCATACTTATTTTAAAATCATTTAAAAGTTATATTAATTATATGTATATAAGTATGTTGAAAAAATTTTTTATTTTGTTAAATTTATCGTATGTAAGTTGTTTCGTTAGTATTTCAAATTTACCAGTTTTAACTAGAAATAATATGAATAATAAAATTACAATGATGCAAAACCCTAAGTTGAAAGAAACTGATTTTAATTTAATAGATACAGATAAATCTGGTTCAATTGATAAAACAGAATTATTAAACTATTTTGGTAATAATAATTTAATGAACATTGCTGATATTGATGGGGATAATACTATTGATTATCCTGAATTTGAAAGACTTGTTAATATAAAAAAATTTGGTATTGAAAATGGTGGAAATTTATTTGTTAGAAATGCAATTAAATTTGGTTTATTAAATAAAAATTCAATTCTCGCGGATGGTAAAGCATCTATATTAGTAGGAAATAAAGGATTTGACCCTTTAAATTGTGCAACAGATATGAGTACTTTAAAAAAATATAGGGAAGCGGAAATTAAACATGGTAGATTAGCAATGTTGGCGAGTGTTGGTTGGCCACTTTCAGAATTATATCACCCATTTCTTTCTAGATTATCGAATAATATCAACATTTTATCTGATAATAACAAAGCTCCATCATTACTTAATGGGGGACTTGAAAAAATAAATCCGATATTTTTTATGGCAATTATTATATTTACCGCTACTGTTGAATCAGTCGCATTAAATAGAAAAAACGAAGATTATATACCTGGTGATTTAGGTTTTGACCCACTTAAATTATATGTAAATAAGGATCCATATATTAAACGCGATTTAGAGTTAAAGGAATTAAATAATGGACGTTTAGCGATGTTAGCAATTACTTATTATGCATTTAGCGAATTTGTTAATAATAATGCAATTACTAATTTAACACCATTCCTATTTAAATCTACTTTATAAATTAGTAATGGTATTAATTCTATAAATAATTTCTAAAAACGTTGTATAATAATTAGTATCAAATTTAAATTCAATGCTTTCTGTTTTATCATTTTTATTAATTAATAATAATTTCATTTTATTAATATTAAAATAATATTTAAACATATGTGGGTATAAATTAACTTTGTGTTTATGTAATTCAATTGTTAAATTTTTATTTGAAATACCAACTAAATAACATTTATGTACATCTGATTTTTGTTTTTTATAAGTATGAATTATATCACAACTAATCATTCCTTTATCACTATTTTTATCTATTAATTTCATACGAGGGAAAACAATTTTTGTAAAATTTAAATAATCTAATTTTAAATACTGGTTAGTATTTAATTCTTTCATTTAAAAAAAATTTATTATTTTCTTAAATATAATCAATCATTTTTTTATTTAAATTGATTATAATTTTAAATTATTTCTATATAGTCTTCATTATCTTCTAACATAAAATTATTATAATTATTACTACAATTAATGCATATTATATCACTATTTGAATAATTTGAATTATTATCATAATTTAATTGACATATTACACATTGTTTAGATAGTTGGATTGTTTTAAAACTTTCAATTAAATTGTCCATAACTATTATTTATATTATAAATTTCAATTTTTATATTTTTTACTTAAAATATATTAAATTATAAAAAAAATGATTTATTTTACAATTAAAATTTATAAGCTTATTTGCTATGATTTATGATAATCTTCCTGATGATTTACTTGACAAATGTTATAGTTATATAGCATTTCCACAATCAAAGTATTTGTTAAAAGAAATAAAAGATACATATATATTAAAAAAATTAAATAATTACAATGAAAATGATTTATCTGATATATTTTATAAAGCACTTAAATTATGGCACGCAACTTTTCTACATAATTTATTTAATGAGTTTGAAACAGAGTATACTGGTATGTATTTATATATAAATACTTATGATACCGAATATGAACGCAAACAGTTATGGATAGAAGAAATAACAATGCTATTTGGTTTGATGGAAACAAATAATGCAATAATTCCTGATAAAACTCGTTATTTAATTATTAATAATAAAGTACTTGCTTACGAATATTTATTGGATATTATTTAAACTTATTGTACATTTAATTTTCTTGAATCTAATCCCCAATGTAATAGTGTTTGTCTTAATCTTGGATAAATATTTTCATCATTTTTACCAACTTCATTTATTTTTCTTTGTAATTGATTACGAAATCTGCCTTTTGGACCGGCAGATTTTTTCCATCTATTTATTTGTCTTAAATCGTCTTCACTTCTTCGTCCGTTATAAAAGTTACAATACCATTCAATCCATCCATAAGGGTCAATATCTTCTTTTATCCAATTTTTTGACATCCAATATTCATATGATGTTCCTACTTCAACCTTATAAAAATTTATATTCTTATCATATTCTTGTTGCGTTAGTTTATTATTATCTATATTTTCTAAAAATTTGAAATGTTTATGATGATTTTTATATATCTTTTTTGTTTTTGGAGATTTTATTACGCGAAAATAAGAACCACCCATTATTCCTAATTCAAACATTTTTTTAGGTGTAATATTAGGAGTAAATTCAGGATAATCCTTAAAATACATTTCTTCTAATAAACAATAATATTTTTGTATTATTTTATTTAGATAAATAAAAAATTTGATTTTTTTATTTTTTATTTTGTTTATCCGCATAAGTAATAGTTTGAATAAGGTCTCTAAAGTAATAGAATTTTGCTCGAATGCCTCTTCATGGAACACACGAACAACTACAAATGACAAGAATGTTTAACAAATTTTTAAGTAAAAATTTAGAAATAACACCAGAAAATTATTATAATAAATATTCCATAAATAAAATAGAATACAAAATAAAAAAATTTAATGATTTAATTAGTTTTCTTAATGAAATTTTAGATGATATGTATTATGTAGATGAATATGATGATATACTAGATACTATTAATAATTTTAATGAAAATAGTATATTAGAAAAAAGTCAATATTTAATATATGATTTAGATGGTTATGCAATTAACTTAAATAATAATAATTATAGAAATTGGGTATATAAATATGAAATTGACTCATATATTAAAATGTGTAATAATAATATAAATTCTTTAGAAAAAGCAATAACTTTACATAACATAAGTTCTGCTATTCAAATTGCACTTATTAAAAACTAAATTTCCATTGATCTAGTAAATAGTTATAGGTTTTATTACTTTTATTTTTACTAAATTTTTTATTAATAAATTCCTTTTCTAAAATATATTTTTCAAAATCCATTTTTTTATTTTTATCTGTTAAACAAGTACAGGTATAGTAATTACAGTCACAAAAGAATTTATTTTTAATAGGGGTTTTTGTATTAATAACTGTATATAGTTTATTTAAACTATTTTTATTTAAAACCGTATTAATTGCTAATTTATTCATTATCTAAAATAATAAAATATAATTTTATATCATTTTTTTTTATATATTTTGGCAACATTTATACGTTTTTCTATGCCATTTACTAATACCGTACTCATTTATTGCGTTTAGATGTTTTTTGGTTCCATATCCTTGGTTATTTAATAAATCATATTTTTCTAATTCTTTGTTATTTTCAACTAAGTTAATCATATTTTCTGTATGTTGTTCTTTTGCTAATATTGATGCTGCTGCAATACACGTATATAATGAATCCCCTTTATTAATACATTCATATGGTAATACTTCACTATCTTCACCCGATGGTATATATGGTTTATAATATGGACCATCTATTAGTATTTTATCAAATTTAACTTTTTTGTAAGCAATATCTGTTGCGCGATACATTGCTTTTAAAGTTGCATTAAGTATGTTTATATTATCTATTTCTTCAACAGTTGCTTCTGCTATACCATATGTTATTGCATTTTCTTTTATGTATACTGCTAATTCTTTTCTTTTTTTCTTTGTTAACTTTTTGGAATCTTTAATTTGATTATAAATATTAAATTCTTCTTCTGTTTCTGCTTTTTTTAATACTACACACGCTGTTACAACATTTCCTATCAATCCACCTCTATTTGATTCATCTATACCAGCTTCTAATATATTATTATTCGGAAAAATATATGATGTTGTATTCATTATTATTATTAATTTATAAAATAAATCATTTATTTTTAAATAAATTGATTTAAAAATATGCATATATGTTTATATATAACTAAAAATAGCTAAATATATATGCGAACAGTGTGGAAAAGATTTTAAACAAAAATCGTACTATACAACACATATTAAAACACCTTGTGTTGTTGAAACTAAAAATGAGAAAACTTTATCGTGTAATATTCTTTATGATAATAAATTAGTTAAAGAAGTTTCTATAAATAAAATATATATTCCAAAACCTATTTTAAAGTGGGTTGGTGGTAAAACTCAAATAATAGATAAACTAATTATTGATTTCCCTATTCAAATAAATAATTATCGTGAAGTATTTTTAGGAGGAGGCAGTGTTTTATTAACTCTATTATCTTATGTAAAAAATGGTATTATAAAAATACGAGGAAATATATATGCATATGATTTAAATGAACCATTAATTTATATGTACAAAAACATTCAATCATATCACAATGAGTTATATAATCAAATACAAAAATTTATTACTGAATTTAATGATTGTGGTAATGGAGAAATAAATAGAAATCCAAAGAATATAGAAGAGGCAAAAATTGCGAAAGAAAATTACTATTATTGGATTAGAAATGAATATAATAAGTTATCATTAACTGATAAAAAAAGTATTTTAGGTTCAGCGATGTTTATATTTTTAAATAAAACATGTTTTAGAGGTATTTTTAGAGTTGGTCCAAAAGGATTTAATGTTCCATACGGACATTATAATAATCCTGAAATTATAAATAAAGAACATTTAGAAGAAATACATAATCTAATTCAAAATGTTGTATTTGAATGTTGTGATTTTAATACATCACTTGCTATAGTTGAAGCAAATGATTTTGTTTATCTTGACCCACCATATGCACCTGAAACAAATACTTCATTTGTAGGATACACTGAAAATGGTTTTAATATAGAAAAACATAATAATTTATTTAAATTAATACATAATTTAACAAATACTAATAAAAAAATAATGTTAAGTAATTCAGACGTTAGTTTAATACGAGAAAATTTTACAAATGAAAAATATAATATATTATCAATTTTATGTAAAAGGTCTATTAATTCCAAAAATCCAGAAGCAAAAGCAAAAGAAGTTATTATAAAGAACTATTAAACTTATTAAATTATTTTTTAAGAATAGTCAATTGATTTTACATATTTTCTTAATTTTGTTGGTTCATTTAATATCATGTCTTTAACTTTATTTATTTCTAATTTATATTTATCTTTTGGTTGTTGTAAAATAGCATAAGTAAATAATAAATCTAATATTTCTTTATATTTATCTAATTCCATATTTGTACAAATTTCTTTTTTATTTTCTTCGCCAAATTTATGAACCTTACTTGCTTTTTCTTTTACTAATTCTTCTGCTAATAAATTTAAATCTTTAATTACTAATTCATCATCCACTTTTATTTTAGCAAAGGTTTTATTTTGATATAGTATATTATTATTTTCAGGAAATTGATCATTAAAATGTATTTCTTTAGTTAATAAACTAGGACAAGTATAAAATTTTTTAAACATAGATAACATTTTATCATAACTTAAATAATCTAATCTTTCATTTCCATAATTATTTATTACATAATAATTATTATTTGTTATATTTTGTGTTATATTATTATTAATAGTTTGTTTTTCTGTGTTTTTTTCAACATCAAAACTTTTTTTACTTGAACATCTTGCATGTATTATACTTCTTGGTTCACAATTATTTTTTTTTATATGTCTATATTTATTTTGTCTGTTACTAAAAGTTTTCATACATCTTGAGCAAGTTAAATCATCGATACCAATACATTTTTTTTCATGTTCAATTAAATATATTTTTGTTTTATACATTTTATTGCATTTTTTACATATATTTTCTTCTAAATTTACATTTTCTGTATCATAATTATGTTTTGCAATTTGATGTCTAATTAAATTATATTTTTTTACAGTTTTATAATTACAAAAATTACATTTTAGTTCCATAATAAAGCAATTTAAAACTATATACTATTATAGTAATATAATTTATTTTTAAATATTTATTTTCTTATCATAATTATTTATCGAAATTTTGATATTAATCTACTAGCCAATACAATATAATCTAGTGGTATTTTTTCATATAATTTATCTACACCTTCAAAAGTCATATATAATGTTCTCGCGTATGATACTGCTGTGCACGAACCTTCATTCGTTTGTTCTTTTTCTCTTTTAATAAATTCTAAATTAGATATTATTTTAATTAAATTTTTTGTACCCGCATCTGGTATTTGTTTCCAAGGATCAATTATATATAATTTATTATTATTTTTAAAAATAGTTCTAGCATGTTTATCATATGCAATATTTGCAATTGTATATTCTGAATTAATAAAATTTTGTAATAAAGGTGTTAATGTTTTGGTTGAACGTAGTATAATATATTTTGGATATAATAATTTAAATTTATCTCCTAATTTTTTTTTTAAATAAATATTTGCTTTCTCTATTGTTTTAGTTGAAATTGCACATTTGCTAAATATAATTTCTTTTTTTTCATTTAAAATAGGATTATATAAAGGGTTTCCTTTTACTAAATCTGTAATCCATTCTGCTTCTTTATATGGTATATCAATTCCTATTATTCCAAATGATTTATTTGTATTTTCTATAAAATCTTCTGATATTTTATAAAATTTATATTTATTATTTATAATATTTATTGTTTGAATAATTTTTGATAAATTTTTTATATTTTGTTCATTTAAATAATACATATATCCATGAACTTTATTCCATAATGGATTCGCATAATTTTTTCCTCTAAAATTTTTTGGTAAATATATTTCTGTATTTTCTTTATTGGCCAATGCAATATCTTTTATTTTACGAATAATTAAAGTTCCTTCTCCAGATAATCCTATTATTTTTTCTGTTTTTGATATTTTTACAGAAATAATATTATCTTTATTTTCTATAATATTTATTATATTACTAGAATTAGTTGTATTATAAATTTTTTGCCATTCATTTTTTAATTCATTGATATTTATATTTTTTTCTTTTTTACTATTTAGTATTTTTTTTCCTATTGCACCTGTCTTTAAAACATATCTGCCGGTTGCAGGGTTTAAAATTTTATCTGTATTCATTCTTATTTAATAAAATATAATAAATAATATTTATGTATAAAAAAATACAGAAATCAAAAAAAACTGATTTGTCCAATACAAATTACATTACCAACAAACAAGAGACTCTACACCAGAAACAAAA